TGTTTAGACCTAGAGGAATATAATGATGACATCAAACGTATCAAGTATATCAAGCGACTGTTTAATCGGTATGAAAATACTGGTGACCTAAAAGAGCGATTGATACTGAACCATATTATTGTTTTGTATAATGTATATGATATAGAAGTGGCTACTAGAATTTTGTTTTTCAAGATAGACTCCTCCCTATGGTCTATCTTGAAAACATTTCTAGTTTTTTTAAGATGTATGCCAGAACGTATAAAAGGTATTAAGGGTGAAACTATTTTAGATTCTAATATACCTATTAATTTTGATATAGCCAACCATTTAAGGGAAATTTGACAATTGACAAAAAAAATATTTAGAAATTTGAGAATGAAAAATCCCCATATCGGTTCTTCCCTGGACGACTTTATCCAGGAAGAAGGTATCTACGAAGATGCTCCGGTGAATGCAATTGGCGGTGGACATATTGCTGGAACTGCTCCAGCCGGTGATGACCCGCCAGTCCGTCGTGGAAAGTCTAAACTGGTTCGTAGAAAAAAGTTTGCTGGATGTGAAGTTTTTGAGATTGATTCGTCTAGATATAACAGTTGCACGCGAGCAAAGTTGAGATACGAAAGGTTTTCCAAGTTTGTCGGTGATGATGAAATTGCCATGGAAATTCGAGAGTATGCAAAGACATATCCAACCAAAGGTATTATGATTCAAGATAGTGCCACTGGTTCAATGACCTATTTAAAGCTACCTAAAGGAAAGACAGGAGTTCAGTTTTGATGTCCATTATAGGTACGGCTGTTAAATTGGTGGTTAGTTTTTTATCAAATATTATTACTGGTGTCATAACAAAATGGATTCAATTGAGAGAATCTTATAAGCGAGGTGAGGCTGAGGCTAAAAATGAAATACACGAAGAAAACGCAAAACGAAAAAGACGGGCCGATAAAGTTATGTCGTGGCCCATCAAAAAGGGTAAGGCTCTTATTGATAGTCTTCGTAATCGTGGCGACACAGCTCCTTAGCGGAGCGGGATGTGCTACATCAGGAGTTTCTAATTTAGAACCGCCTGCTTGCCCAAGATGGAATGAGGATGCAATTCTTGAATTGGAGATGTTACTAGAACTACAAACTGCTGGAGAGATTGATATTGTAGATTTAGAATTCCAATTGGGTGAGCAACAAAGGCATTGTGAAGCTCTTGATGCATATTTAAAGGACGATTGCGAGGATTAAAAAAAATGGGAAACAACTTATACGGAAGTGCCACAAATGGAAATAGTGGTATTCTAAGACAAATTTTAGTCGGGATTATCACGGCAGCCGTCCTTGGTGTTTGGGCATTTGCCTCTACTAGAGCATCGTCCCGTGACCTAGAAAGAGTTGAACTAGAATCTAAAAATGCAGATGTCACACTCAATAGAGAACTTAGAGATTTGCGTGGCACACTTCATGAATTAGATATTGAACAGTCAACCTTTCGGGCTCAGGTAAGGGAATCCTTAGGCATAAAATAATTATTGCTATTTCCGTATAGGTCTGCTATACTTTATTCATTATGATCTACATCGACCACAAATATATTCGACTTCTTTCTTCGCAGTTGGAACACTTCAAACAGAAGTCCGACGAGTTATATAATTTTCGTTGCCCTGTATGTGGCGATTCCGAAAAGAACAAATACAAAGCCCGCGGTTATGTGTTTCGTATGAAAGAATCTCTAATCTACAAATGTCACAACTGCGGCGACAGTCGTTCATTAGGCAATTTCATTAAGCATATTGACTCTACGCTATACGGGCAATATGTAATGGAACGATATAAGTCAGGCGTGAGTTCTTCTAAAACGTCCGATTCAAAACCAGAATTTCAATTCGACGCCCCGGTATTCGCAAAGCATTCCCCAGGGAAATTGCTTGCAAGTATTGAGGCTTTTCGTTTATCAGCTCTATCAGAAAACCATGTGGCTAACCAGTTTGTTAAAAACCGAAAACTTCCCCATGACTCGACGAGGGGATTGTATTATATTGACGACGAAGAAAAACTAGAATTATTATCCCCTAAGTATAAGGATAGAATTGTAGGGCATAACGAAAGATTGTTATTACCTTTCTGTGACACCGAAGGTAACATGACAGGGCTGACTGGTAGAGCCCTTACTAATGATGACAAAGGGTTGCGCTATCTTGCATTGAAATTTAATGCCGAGAACGAACCTTTAATTTTTGGATTGGAGAAATGGAATGGAAGAAAACCTACTATCGTGGTTGAGGGGGCCTTTGATTCACTTTTCTTTGGCAATGCTATCGCTGTGGGCGGTGCTGACTTTGGCCGGCTTGATGGGTTGGTCGAGAAAGATACTACAACGATTGTCTTTGATAACGAAGCGAGAAACAAAGAAATAGTAAATCGAATGGCCAAGATAATTGATGCGGGATGGACTATTTGCATCTGGCCAGAAAATATTTTAGAAAAAGATGTGAACGACATGGTGCTTGCAGGACAGACAGCCGAAGAAGTTGAAGGTATGATAAATAAAAACAAATTCTCAGGGCTGCAAGCCAAATTTAAATTGAATGAATGGAAGAAATGCTAATGGGTGATATGAATGTTGAACTAATCGACCACATGGGAACAGACCTTACAGTAGTCAATGCAGCCAGAGTCAGTTTTAATAAGCAGAGTGAGGAGTTTAAACCGGGAGACGAAAAATTGATCCGATACTTGGCTCGGCACAATCATTGGACGCCTTTCGGTCATTGTACCCTACAGTTTAGAATCAAGGCTCCCATTTTTGTAGCTCGGCAATTAGTAAAACATCAAATCGGTCTTACATGGAACGAAGTTAGTCGGAGGTATGTCAAAGATGCCCCCGATTTTTTTATGCCAGACTCATGGCGAGCCAATCCCGAGAATGTTAAGCAAGGTTCTTCTGACTATACAAAAATTGAACATTTAAATGAAAAGGGTCATATTAATGACAATGTAATGTTGCTATATATGAAAGCGGATAGTTTATATAAACAGATGTTAGATGCTGGTGTATGTGCCGAGCAGGCCAGAATGGTTCTTCCCCTTAGTTCTTTGACTGAGTGGTATTGGACTGGAAGTTTATATGCCTTTGCGCGTGTATGCAAACTCAGATGTGCGAAAGATACTCAAAAAGAAACGCGGTATATCGCAAATAGAATTTCAGAGGAGGTCCAGGATGTTTTTCCTGTGTCCTGGAAATATTTAAGAGGGGAACCTGACCATAATGACACCAACGATAGCATCAGTAAAGTATAATACTCTTCCCACAACATACCAGCAGTATATTCACCTTTCTAGATATGCTCGTTGGTTACCCGAAAAAAGTAGACGAGAAACATGGGACGAAACTGTAAAAAGATATTTTGATTTTTTTGAAGGGCATCTTAAAGAGTTTACAAAAGGTAAATTAACAAAAGCTGACCGAACAGAATTAGAGAGTGCGGTACTTGAACTTAAAGTAATGCCATCTATGCGATGCCTTATGACTGCTGGTGAAGCCCTGGCTCGCGAGAATATTGCTGGTTATAATTGTTCATATGTCGCCATTGATTCTCCACGCGCATTTGATGAGATTCTTTATATCTTGATGAATGGTACTGGCGTTGGGTTTTCTGTGGAGCGCCAATCAGTAAATCAACTTCCTTTAGTTGCAGAAGATTTTCATGCAACAGATACATCTATTATTGTTCCTGATAGTAAATTGGGTTGGGCAAAGGCACTTAAAGAATTGGTGGCTATGCTCTATACTGGGCAGATTCCAACATGGGATCTTTCTCGTATTCGACCAGCTGGTGCACCATTGAAAACATTCGGAGGAAGAGCTTCTGGACCACAGCCGCTCGACGACTTATTTCATTTTGCTGTTCGCATCTTTACAGGCGCAGCCGGGCGGAAGCTCACTTCATTAGAGTGCCATGACTTGGTATGTAAGATTGCAGAGATTGTCGTGGTCGGCGGGGTTCGACGCTCGGCCCTGCTTTCGCTTTCCAATCTATCCGACGAACGAATGCGCCATGCAAAGAGTGGGCAATGGCAAGGCACCGAATCTCAGCGGGCTCTTTCTAATAACTCTGCTGCATATACAGAGAAGCCTGATATTGGGATTTTTATGGCTGAATGGCTTTCGTTATATGATAGTAAAAGTGGAGAGCGAGGAATTTTCTCCCGAATTGCATGTCAAGAGCAAGCGGCTAAAAGTGGTCGAAGAGACCCCGACTATGCGTTTGGTACAAATCCTTGTTCCGAGATTGTACTACGATCAAAGGAATTCTGTAATCTTTCTGAAGTTGTCATTCGTCCAGAAGATACAATGTCAACACTTAAAGATAAGGTTCGCCTAGCAACTATTTTAGGTACAATTCAGGCTACTCTAATGAATTTTAGATATATAGGTAGTGGGTGGAGTAAGAATTGTGAAGAAGAACGGTTGCTTGGTGTAAGTCTTACGGGAATTATGGATAATGTATTAACGAATGGAAAGAAAGATGGTTTACCTAAGCGACTTGAAGAACTCAAGTCGAATGCAATTGAAACAAATAAAGATTGGGCTAAAAAACTCGGCATTAATCAAGCGGTTGCCGTCACTTGTGTCAAGCCTTCGGGAACTGTATCACAACTTGTTGATGCTGCTTCTGGGATTCATGCTCGTCATAATCCTCACTATATTCGTACTATCCGCGCTGACAAAAAGGATCCTTTGGCTAAAATGATGGTCGACGCTGGGTTTCCAGTAGAAGATGATGTCATTCAACCAGATCATAATTATATATTCTCGTTCCCAATGGAAGCACCACAAGATGCTATTTTTAGAACTGACCTGACAGCCATTGAGCAATTAGAACATTGGCTGACATATCAACGCTATTGGTGTGAACACAAACCTTCATGCACCGTATCGGTAAAAGAAGCAGAATGGATTGAAGTTGGTGCATGGGTATATAAACATTTTGATGAGATGAGTGGAGTATCATTTCTACCATTTTCTAATCACATCTATAAACAAGCACCCTATATAGATTGTAGTAGAAAAGACTACACGGCCGCAAAAACCAATATGCCCAAAGATGTAGATTGGATGCTCTTGGCTGCTTATGAAACTACAGATCAAACAATAGGCTCTCAAGAATTGGCGTGTAGTTCGGGAAGTTGTGAAATATAAATGGATGTCATACCAGAAGAAGAATTATCAATAGAGATTCTTGATTGTAAAAATTGTGAAGCCCAATATAGTATTGTGCTGGGCGATAATTTTCTACAGGAGAATTCCCACTATTGTCCTTTTTGTGGTGAATATAATGTGAGAGAAGAAGACCTAATATGATAATTGCAGGAATTGATTATTCTTTATCATGCCCAGCCATATGCGTACATGATACTCAAGATGGAAAATTTTCATTTGAAACCACGCATCATTTTTTTAGATCCAATCTCAAGAAATTTGATAAGTTTCATGAAGGTAGACTTTGGGGAGAGAATCATGAACAATGGAATACAGACGAAGATAGATATGATGATATTTCCACTTGGGCATTGAATATTATGTTAAATCAATATGAGGTCAATAAGGTATACCTAGAAGGTTATTCATATGGATCGACTGGAAGGGTTTTTCATATTGCAGAAAATACAGCAATTCTTAAATATAATTTATGGAATGAACAAATAGAGTTTGAAATTATTCCCCCAACAGTAATTAAAAAGTTTGCAACAGGAAAGGGGAATGCGAACAAGGAGAAGATGTATGAAGCATTTATTAATGAAAACCCTGGTGTGGATTTACGCTCATGGCTTACTCCTAGGTCAAGTAATGTTATTAGCCCTGTTAGCGATATTGTTGATGCATACTTTATAGCTAAGTATGGGCTCAGCCTTTAATAAGGATATTATTATTAAAGGATGCTCTTGTATAGGCTATCCTTTTAACGGCTACACCTTATATATCCTTTGGGAACATGTTTTTGAGCAAGTATTTTAAAATTATTTTTATTGGCCCGTAGCTCAGTTTGGTTAGAGCGCAGTCCTTATAAGGCTGATGTCCCGGGTTCAAGTCCCGGCGGGCCCACCAGTTAATGCGAGAATCCGCGTTAAATGCGGCCATGTGCATCTGTGTACACATCCCTACGATAACGAAATAAAGCAGTATAGGGCGAACTGAGCAGCTTAAAAACCCTTTAAAATCAAGTACTTAGCCGACATAAAAAAATGAACTATTACCAAAAGCCCTTTAAAATCAAGCACTTAGAAAACATTTTATTTCGACGGAGCTATTGACAGGATGGCGAATCTGGGGTATACTCTATATAGAGGTTAAGAATGAATATTGTCATTTTACAAGGCAAGACCCGGCACGGTAAAAACCGCGTCCGAGAACACGGCGACCGTTGGGTTGTCGAGCAGACAGAAAATTCTGTAATGTGTCTGGACGGAGATCCGGGTATTAAACTAACGGTTCCAAATTGCGAATGCTCCACTTGCGAAAAGTGGGGTCCAGACTCGCGCTGGATTCGTCAGACCAACGACCCGAATTTTGAAATAATGGAGAGAGAAACCATTGACTCGTAAACCCGCTGAAACTTATCCGTTGGAGCTTGCTCTGAAATATGCTGCTTTTATTATTCGCGAGCAAGGATATACATCCAAGAAAGATGCACAGATCACCGGCGGAAGTTCTACTTCTGATATTTTGAAAACTTGGTTTACTGCTGGGGCACTTTACGAAGAAGTACAAGAAGATTCCGAAAAGGCGCAGGAGGCCTTGGTGTGGTTGCAGGGCAAGGCCAATATTAGAGAGTATGCTTCTGAATCAGATTTTAATCGTTCTATGCGACTGTTGACTAGCGGTGGATATCGCAATGTTGCGCCTGGTATGATTACCAAGTCCGATTTCGGTTTTGTGGCTTGTGTTTATTCGACCATGGAACGCGCAGCCGGTCGTGAGAAGAACAAGGAAGTAGTCAAAGAAGCTGCATCGACTTCTGAGTATATCGGAAAGTTGAAGTCTCGCGCCGAGTTTTTCGTCAAGTTGATCGGCAAGAAGTATAGCGACAATATTGGTTGCTATATTTACAATGTCAAGGATCAAAAGGGAAACCTTGGGGTCTTTTTTAGTAGCGATGCCGACTTGGCGAAACTCGAGGATTGTTTCCTGGCTAAGATGACTCCGAAGCGCCATAGTGTGAATAATTATCACGGTGGCAAGGAGACGGTCTTCAATCGGGTCAAGGTTGTCCAGAATGTTGGTAGTGTAAAGTGAGGGGAGAAAATAAATGTAGTTAATATTAAAGCCCAACACGGGAGGCGCACCCAATGGGCTTAGGCGCAGACAGAACTTTCGGGGCATAGCGCAGTTTGGTAGCGCATCTGCTTTGGGAGCAGAGGGTCGCAGGTTCAAATCCTGCTGCCCCGACCATTTTTTCGTATAAAGGAAATGAAATGAACTATTCAAAGATGACCAAAGAAGAATTGAAGGGATATATCAAGGCTTTCAAAAAGTTTGCCGGATATGCGTTGACACCTGAAAAATTCAACAAAGAGTTGGAGAAGTTGACCCTCTATCAAAAAACGATCAATTAGGATAACCTATGCCGTTAACCCCAGAGCTTCATGCTCACATACGAGAAATACTCAAGCAATTGAAATCGCAAGGTCCTCAAGACCCTGCGGTTTATTTTATTATTAAAGCTACAATAGGCAATCTTTGTCGTGCAAAATTGAACGACTTCGTGTCTAAATAAATTCAAAAGGAGAATTAATAAGTATGGCTCGCATTGTAACAGGTGGAATACATGGAGTTTTTGTTCTGGCTAATAATACAACCAAAGCTCATATTGAGCATTGGAAGAATGAACTTAAAGTTCAGTATGAAACTCCTGATCAATATGGCAACGCCGATTCAATTGAATTTTGTGAAGTGACTGATGCCGACGATGGCAGCCGATATATTAATTTTTCGGTTAAGCAATGATTCGGGTAATTACTACAAATAGTTGCTCATGGTGTGTAAAGGCAAAGGATCTTCTAAAGACTCGTGGTTATGTATACCAAGAAGTTAAGATTCCCCATTCCCTTTCCATGGAAGACTTTTATGCCTTGGCTGATAAAAATCAGACTCCAAAAACTGTACCCAAGATTTTTGATGGTAAAGAACTGATTGGTGGATATGAAGACTTGGTAGATTGGCTTGATAATCAGGCCGGAGGTTTTGGTGAAGGTTCTTTGTCCTAAGTTGCTTACCAATTTCATTTAATGTTAAATGGAGCCCTACTAGGCTCTAGTTGACTGCTATATAATAATAGACATTTTTATCGCAAGTTTCGGTGATTGCTTTAAATTTTTGATTTGACCACCGAGATTACAAGGAGCCTATATAATGGCATTTCGTACAAATAGTCAGGCACGTCGGGTAACCGATTACTTCTCCGAGGGAAAGACCCTCACGGCTGCTGAAGCCCGATCACGCTTTGGCGTGCAGAACTTCCGCGCTTTGATTTCACATATCAAGGGCACGGTTGAGGCTTATGGTAACCATGAAGTATGGTCGGAGCCGACGAAAACTAGCACGTCCCGTTATGGTATGGACTCGTACAACTAGTCTGAATCATAACATTTTTGTTCTCGTTTAGGGCATGAATCGGGGGCGGCGGCATTGTTGCTGTCGCCCCTATTTTTTTGGAGAAAAGTTAGATGAGTGACAGTCTATTTGAGCTTGAATTTACTTCTGGCGATACTTCTGGGGTTATGATTGACGAGGATGAATTAAAGAAAAACGCAGTTCATAAAGAGGCTAAAGGTGGCACCGAGTTAATGCTTGAGGGTTTGAAGAAGCGACTCGATCCTGAGCTTTGGGATAATTTCAATTTTATCATGTCGCGTGTGCGTGACGAATTTATTGATCCTGACAAGCCCAACATTCTTTGGCTTCAAGACTTGCCAGAAGACCCAGAGTCACAACACCTTAAAGACGCATCTTCCCGAGAACGATTTACCAAGATTGTATTCAATAGCAATTGGCAACAACAACAATATTATATGAAGTTGGGTGTTCCATACGAAGATGGTGTGGTACTAAAGAATTGCTGCGAGCGTTTTGAGCCGCATGAAAAACCCAAGGACGATAAACTTCGCCTTGTGTATTTTTCTACTCCACATCGTGGGCTTCATGTTCTAGAATCAGCCATTCGGCATTTAGAAACCCTGCGCGATGATTTTGAAGTAGACATCTATTCTAGCTTCAAGATTTATGGTTGGGAAGAACAAGACAAGCAATTCCAAGAATTGTTTGACCGACTACGAGAACTCAAGACGGTTAATTATTATGGCACAGTTTCAAACGAAACAATTCGCGGGGCCCTTACCAAGAGCCATATTCTTTCATATCCTTCTACCTATATTGAAAGCTCATGTTGCGTTGCAATTGAAGCAATGGCCGCAGGGCTTTTGACTGTTGTTCCTAATTATGGTGCATTGACCGAAACCTGTACTGACTATGCATGGATGTATAATTGGGAATCAGATCCGTCTGTTCATGCCAAGAGGTATGCAGGAATTCTGAACAGCGCACTTGATTCTTATTGGGAACCTGCTCTCCAGCAAATTCTAAAACTACAATCAATATATTACAATTATTTTTATAGTTGGGATATGCGAGCATCGCAATGGACTACATTACTCACTGGCCTGAAGGCCGAGTTTGATGCTCAGCCTAAGCGACAAAATTATCCTTATTAGGGAGATTCATAATGGACTTATTAGTTAAGTTTCCGACCCGTGGTAGATGTGAGAAATTCTTTACGGTGTTGGATTCGTTTGTGGAAAAACAGTCAGGTGACCATAATTGTCATTATCTAGTTTCTTGTGATACTGACGACGAGACGATGAACAATCCGGATGTCATTAAGCGCCTTGAGTCGTATGATAATCTTTCATATTATTTCGATGAACGGGCGGGTAAGATTGGTTCTGTGAATCGTGACATGGACAAGGCTCCAGACTATGATATTCTCATGCAACCCGCAGACGATTGGCTGGCATTAGTGAATGAATGGGACGATAAAATTGTCGAAGAAATGGAGGTATCTTTTGATGACGGTGATGGTGTTGTCTGGTTTTTTGATGGTCATAATCGAGAGACTGATACACTTTGTATTATGGGTAAGCCTTATTACGAAAGATTCAACTGAATTTACTGCTGTGGCTGATTTACTAGACCGACTTTCGTTTAGTCCAGACGTTTTGTTTGAACATCAGCATCCTGATTGGATGCAGTCACAGGGATATGATGGTCAGAAGCGTGGTTACGATCAGCTATATATTGATAATGATAAGCCAGAAGACCGCGACTTTGATGAACGATTGTTCCATGAACGAAAGGCGAAGAATTTCGATTTAGAATTATGAAGGTTCATGCCAACTGCCAAGTGAAAGACGAAGCTATTCTTTTGGAACATGTTCTGCCTTTCTGGCAGGAATATCCTATAGACGAATTTGTTTTTCTTGATGATAACTCGACCGATAATACTTCAGAAGTGATTGGTGATTTTCTCGGTGAAGAGGCGACAATTCTTTCGCCTGTTACTGATACATTTCATGAAGCCAAAAATCGTTCTACGATGCTCGAATATAGCAGAAGTAAAGATGCTGATATTGTGATTTCGATTGACACAGATGAGCTACTGTCGCATTCTTTTTTGATGAACTTTGATTGGTTGGTCGAACAGGCTTTAGATATACATGTCTTTCTATATCAGTATAATGTGGTTGGCTCTTTGAATAAGATTCGCCAAGACCCTGAGTATGAACACAACTATCGCGACTTCATTTTTCCAATGAAGCATACGGGCAAGTTTGACGAATCGCAAAATCGGTATCATACTCCCCGAACTCCTCCTATTAATCTTCCAGATTCGCCTGTAAAAGAATGTGGCTTCATTCACCTCCAGGCTCTCAATGTGAAGTTCTATGCATTGAAGCAGTTGTGGTATAAGGTGTTTGAATATAAAGAATATGGTAAGAGTGTAGAAGAGATTAATGCAGCCTATGACAAGGTTGTGAATGGCTTGGACTTTTGCGAAATTGATACGCCCAAGAATATAATTGGTGATGATTGGAAATTTGATGCATCGGTCTTCGATAAGATTCTAGAAGAACGTAAATACATTGACTATATAAAAGAGTATGGAGTTGATGAATTGGTTACATTTGGTGAGGAGTATTTGAAATGAACATCCCAACATCCCTTGGTGAGTTGGTCGATAAAATTACTATTTTAGAAATCAAAAAATCCATGATAAAAGATTCTACTAAGCTGAAGTATGTTGAGTCTGAATTAGACCTACTCGCTTCAATTTTGAATGAGTCTTCGGTTGAAATTCCTGAGATTTTACACCAGAAGTTGTATGCTATTAATCTTTCTTTATGGAATATTGAAGATAAAATTAGGATCAAGGAGCGGGCTCAAGATTTTGGGTCTGAATTTATTGAGCTTGCTCGATCTGTTTATGTTACCAACGATCAACGGTTTGATGCGAAATCGCAGATCAGCCAATATGGTAAGTCAGAGATTCATGAACAAAAATCTTATGAAAAATATCATGACTAAGTTGATGATGATTCAGCCTGGGGCGTTTGGTGATATTATTATTTGTGCCCCTATTGCCAAGAAATATTCTGATGCTGGGTATGATGTGTGTTGGCCGGTCCGTGAAAAGTTTATGAATCTTGTTGGTAGGTTTGATTATGTTACTCCAATTTTACTAAATGAAGATTTATTACACGAGGATTGGTTGAGGTCTGATACTACTAAATGCCTAGATATTTACAATAAGGAAAGTTTTGATTATGTATTAAATTTAGCAGATAGGGGCCCACATCCTACAGCCGAACTTCCCCACGAAACGCCCGACCAAACCAAATATAGATTATCTAATATGAATTTTTCTGAACGGTATAGTTTAGATTGGACAAGAGATTTTGGTAAAGAGAATTCATTATATTCTGAGTTGGTTGGTGATGATAATGAATATATTTTATCCGGAACAGTTTATTCTGACGGTAAGATTGAATTACCTATTATACCAGATTGTAAAGTAATTGAAATGGATAGAAAAGAAGATTATGCAATTTTTGATTGGTATAAAATTATTAAAAATGCAAAGGCTATATATTCAGTAGAGAGTTCGTTTCATTGTTTTATTGATGGTATTGTTAATGAGATTTCTTGTCCAAAATATAGACTTAAAAGAATATTGCCGGAAGGGTATGTGCGCTCAAATTTGGGATCGTATATAACTGTATCCGAGCATTGGATTGATGTGTAGGGAGTTAATATTATGAATTTAGGTATAATTGGGTTGGGCGTGGTTGGTGGTGCTATTCAATACGGATTTGAAAAATTGGGGCATGATGTTTTTGTGCATGACATCAAACTCGAAACTAATATAAAGGATGTTCTGAACACGGATATATGTTATATTTGCGTTCCAACTCCTTGTGAAGATGAAACTCCTGATAATAGTTCTTTGGTCGATTCGGTAATAAAGGACTTGGTGAGATTAGATTACTCAGGAATAATTGCTATCAAATCTACCATCTTACCCGGCTCTACGGAAAAATTTCAAACCAAATATCCGTCTAACAAAATTTGTTTTGTTCCTGAGTTTCTTCGCGAGCGTTGTGCCGCGGATGATTTTGTTAATAATCATGATGTGTGTGTAATAGGAACTGAAGATTCTGAAGTTTTTATGTCGATTGAGAAATCCCATGGAGATTTTCCTGATGTGATTATTCAGACAACTCCTACAGAAGCGGAATTTGTTAAGTATTTTAATAATACCTTTTCGGCTGCGCTTGTCACGTTTGCAAATAGTTTTTATGAAGTGTGTAACTTTTTTGGAGCAGATTATACCAACATCAAATCTGCTATTTCCCATAGGTCGTTTATACC